CTATGGTGGTGGCGGCGGCGGATCGGGCAATGGCGGAACGCCGGGGTCTGGCGGCGCAGGTGGTGGCGGCGCAGGCACTGTTACAGGTGGAGCAACTGGTGGCTCAGGGACTGTTAATACAGGTGGCGGCGGGGGTGGAGGTGCTGGCACCGTGAGTCGCGGAACTGGCGGCGCTGGTGGTTCGGGTATAGTAATTATTCGTTATGCAGATACCTACGCAGCAGCACAAACAACAACCGGATCACCAACTTATACTGTCTCAGGTGGATATAGAATTTATAAATTCACTAGTAGTGGATCTATTACTTGGGCAGACACAAATCAAAATAGTACAAGCCCAGCAACTGGTGCATTGATAGTTGCAGGTGGTGTGGGAATTGTCAAAGATGTGTTTATTGGTGGATCTATTTACAGCAACGGTACCTTATCAATAACAGGCAATACCGTTGCTGCTCAGGTAAATGCTACAGCAATAAACGTTGGTGCAAATGTTAACCTATCGACATCCCAGTTAAGTGTAGGTAACAGTACAGTTAACGCTGTTGTTACTCAAACAGGAACAACGTGGTCCAACTCAACAGCAACAATGGTTGCTAATACCACTGGTATGCGAGTTGGTAATACAACCGTCAATACTTCAATTACAGCTACAGCAATTACATCTCCTGCTACTCTTGCAATTGGTAATACAACGGTAACTGGTTTTGCTAATATCTCTTCTACGCTTCAAGTTACAGGCAGCGCTACTTTTACAGACGTAACAATCTCAGGCAACCTAACAACATCGGGTACAACAACTTATATCAATACGACCAACTTAAATGTTGGCGACAACATTGTTACGTTGAATGCTGATTTGACTGGTGCAACAGCTCCGACAGAAAACGCTGGCATTGAGATCAATAGAGGTTCATCAGCTAACGTAGCGTTACGTTGGAATGAATCGTTAGGTACTTGGCAAACGACAAGCAATGGTGCAACATATGCAACAATTGCAACAAATAATGATGTAACAACAGCATACACAAATGCTACATCTTTTGCCGCTAACGCTACTAATATTAGTAGTGGAACACTAAGCACTGCTAGATTACCAGCAACAGCAAATATATCAACAGCAATCAATGTTGGCGCAAATGTTAATTTATCGACGACCTCAATTGGCGTTGGTAACAGCACTGTTAATACATCAATTACATCAACAACAGTTGGTGGCAATGCTACGTTTACTATTGGTAACACAACAATCAATGGTACACTAACAACAACTGGAAATACCGTTGCTGCTCAGGTAAATGCAACGTCGTTAAATGTTTCAGGTGTAACAGCTGTTGGTAATACAACAGTTACTGGATTTGTAAACGCAAGCTCATATGGTACGTTTGGTGGTATTGTTAATGCAACATCTTTTAACTCTACCGGAACTGCTACATCAACGTTTGCTAATAACGTTACAATTACAGGAACAGCAAATGTTAGCGCGGGTGTAAATGTTGGTGCGAATGTTGTTTTATCTACAACACAAATAAGCGTAGGCAATTCAACACAAAACACAACAATATCAAGCAATAATATTGCCCTTAATGGTACGTTAACAGCAAACGCAAGTAATGGTTCAGCCGGTCAAGTGTTAACCTCAAGCGGTACGGGTAGTGTATATTGGTCTAATGTTAGTGGCGGAGGTGGTTCCGGTACTACCATTGTTGCAAACACAACTGATACACAGACGTTTTATTTCCCAATGTCGAACGCGACAAGCGGTTCATGGTCAAATGCAGTAGTTGATTCAACAGATTTATTTTACGTGCCATTGACAGGTCTTTTGACTGTTCCGTCTGCAAATTTAACATCATCGTTAAATGTTGTTGGTGCTGCAACGGTAAACGGAGCTTTTGTTGTTAATAACACAACAGCAGTAGGGAACAGTACGGTTACTGGTTTTATTAATGCTAGCTCCTATGGAAGATTTGGTGGTGTTGTTAATGCAACATCTTTTAATTCAACAGGTAATGTTACATCAACGTTTGCTAGCAATGTAGCAGTAACGGGGACTGTTTCAGCTAATGGTATTACTGTTGTTGGTAAGGTTACTGCAAATGCTGCTACAGGAACAGCGGGTCAAGTATTAACATCGGGTGGATCATCCGGTAATGTTTATTGGTCAACTGTTAGTGCAGGCGGTGGGGGTGGAGGTACGTATTCAGGCCCAGGAATAACAAGCTCAGCAACAGCACCAGCAACACCTGCAGAAGGTGATTTTTGGTACATAACAGATTTAAAAATATTATCTGTATATACACTGGAAGCCGGGCAATATTTTTGGCTAGATATAACAGGAAGAACAATTGCTGGAACAGTGGAAAATCCATTCCTAATTAATGATATAATGTTCCCGACAATTTTCCAAGGTGTATCATCACTTCTACTAATGGCAGCTTACAATTAACAAAAAGGAATAAATATGGCTACAGCTTACAAGGTATTGGGGCAACAAAACCCAGCCGCAAACACACAAACAACAATGTATACGGTGCCGGCCGCTACCCAGTGCATATCGTCAACAATTGCTATTTGTAATCAAGGTATATCTACAACATACCGTATTGCAGTATCTGTTGCCGGAGCGGCGGCAAATAGTAGACAATACATTGCATATGATGCTCCGGTTGGAGGTAGAGATACAATATTTTTAACAGTTGGTATGACATTGGGTGCAGCAGATGTTGTAAGAGTAACTGCTAATACAGCCAATGTTAGTTTTAGTTTATTTGGATCAGAAATTACATAACCATGTCAATAAAAACTTTAAAACCCTCTTTACGAAACAGTCAAGAAACTTATCAGTTAGAAAAACTTCGTGCAGATTCACTGCGCGATGAAAACGCGCCTGTTTCTGGCCTTGCTGCATGGACGCGCCCTGCAGATTGGGTAGCATTGCCTGCTGTTACAAATGCTGATGAAAAGTTTGTTGGTATATGGGCAGTAGCACCAAATCAGTCACTATGTGCTGTTTATTGTGAGACTGATTCGGGCACATATACTGTTAATTGGGGTGATGGGACAGCAAATACGGTAAGCAGTAGTGGTGTTACGTCATACCATATATTTGATTATGCGGCCGCTGCGCTTAGCGCAACAACATCGACGCGAGGATATAAGCAATCAATTATCACTGTAACACCAACTACTAGCCATATAACGAGGATAGATCTATCCCGTAGGCACAATGCTTCAAACGCGCAAAGATATTCATCAATGTATTTGGATATATCAATGTCCTTACCATATTGTACGTACATATCACTTGGCCAAGATGAATCAACATGGCACCAGCATTTAGAACAAATAAAAATTTACAAATACTCAGATGATTGGGAAGATCTTGGTTATTTGTTTAGGCATTGTCGCGTATTAGCTTCTATTCCAGTTTTTTATACTGGTACTGCCGCAAAGTATGCAGATTATATGTTTAACGCTTGTCACGGTCTTCGTTCGGTACCAACAATAATGCAACCGTTTTTTAACCAGGTACAATCATGTGTTGGCCTGTTTCAAAGTTGTTTTGGTTTAGTAACAGTTGAATTATCTCTTCCAATAGTTTATGCAGCGCAGAACATATTTTATGATTGTCAGGCTCTTAAAAGAGCAGTTATATTAGATATAGGATCTAATAATACCACAAATACAAATGATGGTAGTTGGCCAGGCACCACCGATTGTTCTGGTTGGTTTGGCGGTGATACCGTTCATGCATTAACACACGTAGAAATATATAAAACGTCAAGAGTAAGAAATTTTAACAGTACCTTTTCGCAATGTAGATCATTGGAAACTGTGTATATTGATCCAAACACCACAAGCTTGGTTAGTGTTGATAATATGTTCTCATCATGTAACCATTTAAAACATATTCCATTTTTTAATACCAAGAATGTTATTTATTGGAATAATTTTGCCGCCGGCTGCTACCAACTTGAATATGTGCCACCATATGATTTTTCTGGTCCGGACACTTGGCCAGCAGGAGATGGCTCAACATCACAAAACTTTGCATCTGCATTTGATAGTTGTTATGTTTTAAAACAGCTGCCGGTTATGAACATGGGAAGACCATATGATACATCATATATGTGTTCTTCTTCTTATGGCTTAGAAAAAGTTCCTGAAATGACAAATTTATCTAACACTGTGAATGCATACTGGATGTTTTACGGATGTCAAGAAATAAAAAACACCGGATCATTGGTGTTTCCAAAAATGACTAGTGCGAGTTATATGTTTGCCGATTGTAGAAAATTAATTAACGTTGATTTAACTATTTCTAATACATGCACAAGTTTTAGCACTACGTTTCAGGGTTGCCATTCACTTCAAAATGTTACAATTAGCGGTAACACAGCGGGTATAACAACAACCGACAGTATGTTTTCATATTGCTACGCCATGCAAACTGCACCGTTTTTTGATACAAGCAGAGTTACCAATATGGATACCATGTTTTATCAATGTCACTCACTCGTAAATATACCGGTGTACAATACAGGAAACAATACTAATTTTAACAGTATGATGAGAAGTTGTCATGCCCTTGAATACCCACCAGCACTCAATACTAGTAAAGGAACATTGTTTCAATACACGTTCAATGATAGTGAAACCATAAAAATTATACCTAATTACAATACATCAAATGGTACCAATTTTGATAATTTTGCTTCCGGTTGTGTTGCATTAAAAAGTGCACCAACAATGAATGTGTATAGTGGAACATATCTTCGCAGTATGTTTGGTAGTTGTTATAGTATGCAAATAGCTAATACAATATACGGTATAAGATATACAACTGATTTTGATCGTAACCATCTTAGCAACACCGCGCTTAATGATTTATATACAGCTCTCCCCAATGTCGTTTCAAAGACAATATATGTTACCTATAACTGGGGAACTGTTTCTGATAATACTACAATCGCTACATCCAAAGGATGGACTGTTAGTGGGTAATATACAAAAAGGAAATACTTTTTATGGCAACAAGTAATAATATTAGTTTGACAGCACCTCTAGGTACAATGGGCGATGAGGGGTATTGGTTTAAAGTTTGGCCTACGCCGCCAATTGATCCTGTTTCAAACACAGCTAATGATATGAGTGGTTTTTGCAGAGTAGATGCTGATTTATTCTTTTGGCGCGCACCTAATTTTGTATATGCACCTAGCTACACTCTTCTTAGAGCTGAAAAAGACACATATACATATCCTACAGATGGCGGATGGTATTGGTATGATAATGAAGCAGATGGTATAAAATTCTTTGCATCTATGACAGCAACCGCTCGTAAAAATTATTTAAAAACTGTGATATAAAAATATGGCTCTTCCTTCATCACCAACTGATGGACAAACATACGTTGATCCTGTTACGTTTGTAACGTATGTTTATTCAAGTGCTAGAACCCTCTGGCAAAGACAGGCTGCACCAGTTAGCAGCACTACAAATTTAAATGTTTATGGTACTCTTGACGTTACTACAAATTTGACTGTAGGGGGTAAATTAGAAGTTAATTCAGTAAATGCGGTATCTGTTAAAGCAGTAACACTAACTACTCCTAGTATAAACGCCAGTGGAAGTACGGGTACATCTGGTCAATTTTTAACATCTGATGGTATTAACTCAACTTGGTCGACTCTTGGTGGAGGCACGGGCACATCGGGTCAGTATTTAACATCAGATGGATCAAACTCTTACTGGTCAACGCCAGGCCAAATTTTAACATCAAACAATCTAAGCTCGGATACATTTTTTTTCCCGATGTCTAATTCTGCGACTGGAGCTTGGACAAACAACGTTGTATCGCCAAACATATCATATGCTCCGTCATCAATAAATCCCAACCTTTCATATGTTGTAACATTTAGTGGCAACAATGTCATTGCTAATACGCAAACATTTGTAACAACTAATACATCCATTGCAAACAGCGCTGTCAATTTGAGTGGATCGGGAGATTTTACTATTGAGTGTTGGTTTAAAGCCACGGCCAATCCCTTTGGCAACACATATATTGAACACCTTAATGGTACAATTATTCAGAACGGTGCGCATGACTATTCAGGATATACAAGCCCCACCTACACTATTAATATACAAAGCGGAAATCTTAATTTTGCAATAGGCAACAATTACGACACCCGCAGCTACACTACTCCAAACAATATAACAAAAAATGTATGGTACCATGTAGCCATGGTTCGCTCGGGTAATGGGCTATTATGTTTTCTTAATGGCCAACTTCAAGCAACTGTAGATTGTGCGGGTTTTTCTCTTGCTGCTACTCAAGACTTTACTATAGGTGCTAGGGGATTGCGTTGGGTTTATGGCGCACATGATTTCTTTACCGGCCAGATAAAGGATATGAGAATTGTTAAAGGACTTGCTGTATATACCAGCAGCTTTACGCCCCCTACAAGACCTTTGACTGCAACGCAAGCAGCAAATACAAATGGTATTCCGAGTGCAGCAATTACGGGGTCACAAACTAGTTTATTAACATTACAGAATTCCACACTAATTGATAATTCGACTTTTGGATACATTATTTCTTCACAAGCAGGCACTGGCGGTACTTCAAACAATCAAGTTACTTGTTCACAGACAGCAGCAGAAGTATTTGGATCCAAAGGAGCAATAGCATATACAAACACCAGTTTGACCTTAGCGGGTGATGCTACAATAGCAGCAAATATATCAAGTAACAATTTGATACTTACAGGGAACACATATTACTCATCAACAAATAGTGGATTGGTAGCAGGAACAAACAACCCCGCATATGCTGTTAGTTTTAATGGTTCTAATAATTATTTATACGTACCTTCATCCAATGGAACTGGTAATACCAATCCATTTGATTTAGCTAATGGCGCTGGCAACTGGACTGCGGAGTGTTGGTTCTATGCAAACAATATGACTACAAGAGGACCAATACTTAACAAAGGATGGTATGAAGGTAGTACTAATCCCTCTTATGGATTATTTGTTGTTGAAAATGCAAATACTGTTCGTTTTGGCATTGGTGATGGTGGAGCAGGGGGTACTTATTATGATGCACCAATTTCTGCTAATACGTGGTACCACGCAGCGCTGGTAAGAAACGCAAATGCAGGTCTTTGTTTCCTCAATGGCAATTTAGTAAGTACACTCAATTTAAGCAGTTTTTCAATGGGAGACGGTGGCCAACCACTTACTATAGGTACACAATCAACGGGCACAAAAAATAATTATTTTGGTGGCTATATTTCTAATGTAAGGATTGCTAAAGGCGTTGCGATATACAAATCAGCATTTACACCAAACACCTATCCACTACCTGTAGTCCAGAAAGCAAATACTGCTGCCAATACAAACTCTGTTGGACTTGCATGGTTTGCAACATACCCATATAATGCAAACACAACACAGGATGGCGCAAGAGGTGCATATTTAAATATCAAAGCAACTTTGCCCAGCAGTAATGATTTTGCTTTTGAAACAGGCGATTGGACGGTTGAGGGATGGTATCAACAAACAAACTATACTACTTACCAACAGCGATTGTGGACATCTTCCCCCGGTGGTTCAGTTAATGATGAAAGTAGTGGCCTTAGTTTTGAAAACGGCGTATTACAATATGACAATCCTTATTCAACCGTATCGGTTAACAGTTTTTCATTTGCTGCAAATACATGGTATCACGTTGCTACTGTAAGACAATCAGGCGTTACAAAAATCTATGTCAACGGAACAGTAGTTGCAAGCGCTAATGACACTTATAATCAGAGCGCAAACAGTATGCTTTTTGTTGGTGGCAGGAACACCGGTTATGGCGGCGGTTGGGGAGAATCATGGATAGGAAAAATATCCAACTTTAGAGTAGTTAAAGGTGTTGCGGTATATACAGGCAACTTTACTGTACCTTATACAAATATACTTACTGCGACACAATCAGCTAGCGGTAATGTTGCTGCTATTTCAGGAACACAAACAAAAGCATTATTGTATCAAAGTAATACAAAAACCCAAGACTATTCATCATACGCAAAGACGGCGTCTGTATCTAGCCAGATCACTATGGATGGGGAGGTAGCAACAAATATATTTCCCGCTTGGTCAGGCGATAAGACAGTTCTACTATCGTTTCAAAATAACACGATATACGATAGATCTACTCTTAATAATGTTATTCTCAATATGGGGACAACACCAGCACCAACCTTTTCAATAACAGGAGCACCTTTTACTACAACTGTTGCTGGTACATTCTTGTATACAGGTAACACATGGTTAACAACAAGTATAACAGCAAATACGTTTACTGGGACATTTAGTAGTGTAGCAAATACAGGTTACGTTGGTAATTTTTCCGGTGATCAACGATTAGATATATCATCAAACACAGTGTTTAACTTTGGTGCTTCAAGCGACTTCACCATTGAATGCTGGGCCTATTGGCCAACAGCAAAAGGAGGAAACGAAACACTCTTTGATTTTTCTGGTGATTATAGACTGATTCTTGGTGTGCAACCTAGTGGTTTCCGCTTTTACCGTAATGGAAATGAATATGGAGCTAATTACTCTTTCTCTGTTAATACGTGGTATCACATGGCTTGGGTTAGAAGATCTTCAAATTTTTATTTGTATATTAATGGCGTATCGGTAATGACCCCTTTTGCTGATACATCTGATTGGTCTTTTAATGCGCTTAGTATTGGTAGGAATTATGATGATTATGAAGCATGGACAGGAAAAATATCTAATGCTAGAGTTGTTAAAGGCGTTGCTGTTTACACGGGCGACTTTAATAAACCAACGGGCCTTTTAACAGCCAGTGCATCAGCTAACCCATTTGGTGGTAGCAATACTGTTGCTATTACAGGTGCTGCTACAAGTTTATTAACATTACAAAACAGTACAATAATTGATAATTCGTCTTATAATTTAACAATTACAAACACCCTTTGGAGCACAGTTGTAACAACATCTCTTAATACTTCATTGCCGTTTAGCGATCAAGGTAATATTACATATTCGACAGGTAAATGGAACATGGGTTCAATTAATGTAGGATCAATTAGTGTTACCACCATTTATGCTAATACGTATAATGGTGCGTTTAATGGTGCGCTTGCAGGTGGTGGAGCAAATACGGGCTATGTTGGTAGTTTCAATGGTAGTAGTCAATATCTCACTACTTCTGCTAGTACAGCCTTAACGCCTACTGACGGAACAACTCCAATGACTATTGAGGCTTGGATATATCCGCAAACTTATACCAATGCATTTATTGTTGGCAGTACCTATACAGGTGGAACAATTCCTTATTATTTACATCTTGGGTCTTCGGTAGGAGGATCTTCTGGTGGTGTAGGAAATGTAGTATTTAGTACTTATGACGGTGGATGGTCTGGATGTGTCACGACATCAGCAGTACCTCTTAATGCTTGGACCCATGTGGCGGCTGTATTTGACGGCACTAACATGCGTATATATATTAACGGTGTTCAGGCAGCAACAGCGGTACAATCTTTAGGTACCGGCGGAACAAATCAAGTATACGTTGGTAGACGTTGGGATTATGGTGAATTATTTACTGGGTATATTTCTAATGTAAGGATAGTAAAAGGATTAGCAGTATATACAGGAAACTTTACAGTACCAACAGGACCACTACAAGTAACTCAATTAGCAAATCCATTTGGTGGTAACAATACTGTTGCTATTACAGGTACCGCTACTAGTTTATTAACATTACAAAATAGTACAATAATTGATAATTCGTCTTATAATTTAACAATTACAAATAATGGAACAGTAACAACATCTTTAAATACTTCATTGGCGTTCAGTGATCAAAGTAGTATTACATATGATGGTAAATGGCGCACGGGTTCAATTGGTGCCAATGGTTCAATCAGTGCTGCTACAGTTAGTGCACCTTTAATTAATGCTAATACATTTACTGTAAGTAATAAAAAGGCTGTTAATGGACCTGTATTTAGTGCATATGCAAATAGCACAACACAAACCTTATCATCAGGTAGTCAGCAAAAAGTTCTTTTTCAAGTAGAAGAATTTGATACAGATAATAATTATGCTAACTCTACCTTTACACCTACGACCGAAGGTTATTATCAATTAAATGCGGAAGTTCGTATTAGTGGAAATACAGGTACCGGCGAATCAATGATTACCTTGTGGAAAAACGGTAGTGAATATAAACGTGGTTGGAATGCAAGTGGTGTATCGTGGGCAACTAATTTCTATGCTATGACGGTTAGCACGTTAGTGTATGCTAATGGAATCGATGATTATTTCGAAGTATATGTACAACAAACAAGTGGTGGCAACCGTAACATTACAGCTGCTAATGCGCCTACTATTACATGGTTCAATGGCGCTATGGTCAGAGGCGCATAAGCATCTTTATAAATACTGCTAAAAGGAGCACACTATGGCTGTACCAGCATCAAGAGCAGATTTTAAAGAATATTGCCTACGTAAGTTGGGTAAACCTGTCATAGAAATTAACGTCGATGATGACCAGGTTGAAGACCGTATTGATGAGTCTTTAAAATATTATTGGGATTACCATTTTGATGGTACCGATAAGATTTATTACAAACACCAAATTACTGACGCTGATAAGTCCAATCGTTACATCACATTGCCAGATAACATTATAGGTACAGTTCGTGTATTTCCAATTGGTGATCCATCAATTCGTTCCGATGATATGTTTAACATCCGTTATCAAATTGCGCTTAACGATCTGTATACATTGACAGCATACTCAATGGTTCCATACTATATGGCCATGCAACATCTTGGTTTAATTTCGGAGATGCTTGTTGGTCAACAGCCAATCCGCTACAATAGACATATGAACCGTCTATATGTTGATACAAAATGGGAAAATTATAATGCAGGTGAGTTTCTTCTTGTTGAAGCATATCAAGTTATTGATCCTAATACATTTACAGATGCATGGGGTGATCGCTGGCTTGCTAACTACTGCACAGCAAAGATTAAATACCAATGGGGTTCAAATTTAACCAAGTTTACAGGGATGCAGCTTCCAGGCGGTGTGCAGTTCAATGGTCAAAAGATTTTTGATGATGCGGCTGCTGAAATTGCAAAGATGGAAGAGGAAATGATAAACAGTTACAGCTTGCCGGTCGCTGACATGATAGGCTAATTGTGGCAACAAATTTCTACTTTAATAATTTTCAAAACAGCGGTGAGCAAACGCTGATTGAAGATCTAATTATAGAATCTATTCGGATCTATGGTTTGGATATGTATTTTATTCCTCGTAATCCAAACGCTATTGATAAAATTTACGGTGAGGATCCTACCCGTTACTATACACATGCAGTTCCTGTTGAAATGTATGTTAAGAACATAGAAGGTTTTGCAGGTGAGGGCGATTTCCTTTCTAAATTTAACATACAAATTAGAGATCAAGTTACGTTTAGTATTGCTCGAAGAGTGTTTGAGCAAGAAGTAGGTAATTATGAAACAAGAGTAAGACCGCTTGAGGGTGATTTAATTTATTTACCATTAAACAAAAAATTGTTTGAACTTAAATTTGTTGAGCACGAAGCTATTTTTTACCAGCTTGGTGCTTTGCAAATGTATGATTTGAAGTGTGAGTTGTTTGAATATAATAACGAATACATTGCAACAGGCATCGATGATATTGACGCGCTGATGTTAAACTATAGTTTGAATGAAGAAGTTTCTGCTGGTATTAAGACAGAAGGCGGTTTGTATATACTAGATGAAGATGGATATAACTTACTACAAGAAAGCTGGGATATTAACATAAACGATCCTTTGGCTGAAAACGATGAAATAGAAGCCGAAGCTAGTGGTTATATTGATTTTTCTGAACGTGACCCTTTCAGTGAAGGAGCTTCGTACTAATGTTTGGCCATTCCTTCTATCACGGATCAATAAGACGCTATGTTGTTTTGTTTGGTACATTGTTTAACGACATTATCATTAATCGTCCTGATCCCACGCACAACGAGATTCATACAGTCAAGGTTCCTGTAACATACGGACCAAAGGAAAAGGTGTTGGCTCGTCTAACACAGGATCCAAACTTAAATCGTAAGACATCTGTACAGCTTCCAATCATTTCTTTTGAAATGACAGACTTTACATATGATGGTAGCCGTAAATTAAACACTATTGGTAAGCGTTATAAAAAAGATGACACCGATCCAAATAAAATTTACTATCAGTATAACCCTGTACCATACAACATAAATTTTTCGCTTTCTATTCTTGTTAAGAACACAGACGATGGTACACGTATTGTAGAACAAATACTTCCTTTCTTTACACCCGAGTGGACAGCTACGGTCGCATTGATACCAGATATGGATATCACAATGGATATTCCTATTATCCTTAATGATGTAAAATTAAACGACAACTACGAGAGCGATTTTGAAACTCGTAGAGTGCTTGAATGGAACATGACGTTTACTCTAAAAGGGTATTTGTATGGACCCGTACATAGAGCCGGTATTATTAAGTTTGCTGATAGCTCCATTTATAATTCTTTAACAAGCAATTCTTCTTTAGTAAACACAACAACACAGCCTGGTTTGTTGGCAAATGGTTCGCCAACAACAATTCTTGCCAACTCCATACCAGCTAGTATGATTTACCCCGATGATGACTTTGGATACATAATAGCAACAGAAGAACCTTAATTATGAATAATGATTCAATTGCTGATACATTAGGCTTAACGCCTATAAACAATATACCAATGCCGGTCGTTAGCACATATGGTGATAAACAAGTGGATGATGATTTTGAATATGCTCGTGGTAATATGATATCTGCTATTGAAAAAGGACAAGAAGCTTTGTCGGGCGTACTTGAAGTTGCAGGAATGTCACAACATCCACGGGCATATGAGGTAGCAGCTACTCTTGTTAAAACATTAGCTGATGCCAATAAAGATTTGCTTGAATTGCAAAAACGTAAAAAAGATTTGACAGGTGTTGGTCCAAACCCAACTACTGTAAACAACAACTTGTTTGTTGGGAGTACAGCAGAGTTACAACAACTTATAAAGAAGCAGAATGAGTCGCGTTAATGAATCATATCTTGGTAACCAAAATCTAAAAAGATCGAATGTAAAACATTCATGGACACCCAATGAGGTTAATGAATGGTTAAAGTGTTCACAGGATCCCGAGTACTTTATTGAAAAGTATATCAAAATTGTTAACGTTGACCGCGGTCTTGTTAATTTCAATCTTTACGATTACCAAAAAGATATTGTAAAACTCTCTGTCAATGAGCGCTTTGTTATATGCAAAATGCCGCGTCAGTGCGGAAAGACAACAACGCTGGTTGGTATTATATTGTGGTATATTTTGTTTCATCAAAACTATCAAGTTGCAATTCTCGCTCATAAACTACAACAAGCTCGTGAGATTCTTTCACGTATTCAACTTGCATACGAACATCTACCAAAATGGATTCAGCAAGGCATCGTCGAATGGAACAAAGGTAACATTGAATTAGAAAATGGATCAAAGATTTTAGCATCTGCTACTTCTTCAAGCGCAATTCGTGGTGGATCTTTTAACCTTGTTTATCTGGATGAGTTTGCGTTCGTTGAAAACAACATGCAGGAATCATTCTTTGCTTCTGTATATCCTACAATTTCTTCTGGTCAAACAACAAAGGTATTAATCACATCAACACCAAACGGTCTTAATATGTTTTATAAGATATGGACTGATAGCGAAGAAGGTAAGAATGATTACAAACGAATAGATGTTCATTGGAGCGAAGTGCCTGGCCGTGATGAGGTATGGAAAAAGGAAACGATTCGAAACACAAGCGAAGATCAGTTCCGTGTAGAATTTGAATGTGAATTTATTGGTTCGGCTCATACTTTAATTAGTGCAACAAAGCTAAGAACACTAAGATCAATACCACCAGAAGCAAGTAATCCCGATACACGAATCTTTAAGCAGCCAGCAGAAGGAAGACAGTATGTTACAGTTGTAGACACTGCTAGAGGCGTTCAGGGAGACTATTCAGCATTTGTTATCTTTGATGTTTCAGAGCTTCCATATAGAGTGGTTGCATCTTACCGAAACAATATGATATCGCCGTTGCTGTATCCAAATATTGTTTACCAATTGAGCAAACATTACAACAGAGCATATATCCTTGTTGAGACAAACGACATTGGTGAGCAGATTGCAAACATCCTCCACCACGATCTTGAATACGAGAATGTTCTGACAACGGTAAACAACGGTAGAAGCGGTCAGGTTATATCACCGGGGTTTGGCCAAGCAACAAGAATGGGTGTTAAGACATCCAAACAAGTTAAGCGGATTGGTTGTATGGGTTTGAAAACTCAAGTGGAGAGCGACAAATTAATAATTAATGATGAGCGCATATTATACGAACTATTCCGTTTTGTAAATATAGGTGACAGTTACGAAGCAGAAGAAGGCCATGATGACATGGTCATGTGTTGCGTTCTTTTTGCATGGGCAATGGAACAATCATATATGAAGGAGCTGACGAGTGTAGATTTACGTCAGCGTTTAGAACAAGAAAATGAAGATGCTTTAGATGAAAACATGCTTCCCTTTGGAATAATTAACAGAGGGGAGGCCGCACACACTACAGTGCTAGCGGCTAAACGTGGGGACGACTCGTGGTTATTTGTTGGTGATCAGGAGTTTGACGAATCTATGTTGGAAAAAAATGGGTCCTATGGTTGGACGCATTGAAACCGTAGAATTATAAATACTATCAAACAAACTTCGTTTTCTACACAAATAAAACCTCAGAGGGGAGATAAGCATGCCATTCCAAGTTAGTCCTGGCGTAAATGTATCTGAAATTGATCTGACAACCGTAGTTCCCGCTGTATCAACAACCGAAGGTGCCTTGGCTGGCGTGTTCCGTTGGGGTCCAGTTAACACACGTGTTCTTATTGATTCTGAAGCATACTTAGCCGCAAGATTCGGTAAACCAACCAATCACAATCCAGAAACATTTTTTACTGCTGCAAACTTTTTGTCTTATGGCAATAAGCTATACGTAGCTCGTGCAGCAAATACCACATCGACCAACACAAGCATACTGGTTCGTAATGCTCTCGCTAATACAGCCACAGTATCTAATTTTGCTAGCGATGGTGCGGACGCTGCTTTGTATGTTGTAAAAAACGAAGATGATTACAACAACAGATTATCTACCATCCAAGCTGGCGACAGTGATATTGTATACATTGCAAAATGTCCTGGCGCAATGGGTAATTCGTTAAAGATTTCCGTTTGTGATTCGAGCGCTGCTTTTAGTTCTGCAGCAAACGTTGATAATGGCGGTGGATCTTTAAGCTCCAATGCTTCCTTAGCAAACGTTGCAATAGCAATTGGTTCGTCCAACGTTGTTATTTCTGTTGCTGTAGGTAACGGTACAATTTCTAATGCTGTATCATATGCAACAACATTGGCTGCAACTGTTATAGCGGGTGATTATGTACAAGCAGGTAACTCAACAATTGGTTTGCAATATTTGAAAGTTGCTTCTGTTGGTGCTATAACAAACACGGCTACTGTTGCATCATTCACTGTTACAACAACAGATACCTACGGTCTTGCAGTAAATTATAGCACCAATGCATTAACACGTAAGTGGGAATTCTGGAACGCTGTTGATACAGCTCCTGGTGTTTCAAAATACCAAAACAGCTTTGGTAATTCATCAGCTACTGATGAACTACACGTTGTTGTATCAGATGTTAACGGATTGTTCACAGGTGTTCCTGGTACGGTGCTTGAAGTTCTATCGCATTTGTCACGTGCAACCGATGCTAAGACAGAAGATGGAGCAACAAACTACTACAAGACTGTTATCAATAATGGTTCCGAATACCTTTGGTGGGTAAGAGATCGTAGCGGTGCTGCTTCTGGGCTTGCATCTGCTTTGATTAACCCAACAACAACCGCTCCAATGACGCTGACATTCCAAGGCGGTACAGACGGTCTTGATGAGAACAACAATGCATTGGGTACAACCTTAGCTGCATACGATTTGTTTGCATCTGCCGAAGATGTTGATGTATCATTAGTTCTTCAAGGTGTTGCGCGTGGTGGTTCTGTTGGTGAACAAAAAGCTAATTATCTAATCGATAATATTGCCGAAAGACGTAAAGACTGTGTTGTGTTCTGCTCACCAGCAAAATCCACTGTTGTAAACAATGCCGGCAATGAAACAACAGATATGATCACATTCCGTAATGCATTGCGTAGTACATCTTACGCTGTTATGGATTCTGGTTACAAATACCAATATGACAAGTATAACGACATATACCGTTACATTCCTATGAATGGTGATATTGCTGGTCTGTGTGTGCGTACTGATGATACACGTGATTCGTGGTTCTCTCCTGCTGGTTTTAACCGTGGTCAGATTAAGAACATTGTTAAGCTAGCATTTAATCCACGTCAAGCAGATCGCGATCAACTATACAAAGCAAACATTAATCCTGTGGTTACATTCCCTGGTCAAGGTACAGTGCTGTATGGTGATAAGACATTACTTGCTAAACCAAGTGCGTTTGACCGTATCAACGTTCGCCGTCTATTCATTGTTCTTGAAAAAGCAATTGCTACTGCTACGAAATTTACTCTGTTTGAATTCAACGATGACTTCACACGTGCTCAATTCCGTAACCTCGTTGAACCGTTCCTACGCGACGTTCAAGGTCGTCGTGGTATCTACGACTTTAAAGTGGTTTGCGACACAACTAACAATACCGGCGAAGTAATTGACGGTAACAGATTTGTTGGTGATATTTACATTAAGCCAGCTAAGAGCATTAACTTCATTCAATTGAACTTTGTTGCTGTTAGAACGGGTGTCGAGTTCTCCGAAGTAGTCGGTAAATTTTAAGAATAAATAGAATAAAGGAGAACAAAACATGGCGTTTAATGTAAATGATATTAGAAGTCAATTAACACTAGGAGGGGCTCGTGGGTCCCTTTTCCAAGTGACTTTTACTAATCCAGCTAACTCGGTTGCTGATATCAAGATACCGTTTTTGTGTAGATCAAGTCAGATTCCTGAGTCTACGCTAGGTACAATAGAAGTACCATATTTTGGCCGCAAAATAAAACTGGCGGGTGACCGCACGTTTGGTGATTGGTCTGTGACGGTTATTAACGACGAAGACTTTCTGATTCGCAATGCGATGGAAGAATGGTCAAGTAAGATTAACCACAATCAAACTAACTTGCGTTCGTTTGGCACTGCAGCTCCCCTACTATATAAGTCAACGGCTGAAGTAACTCAGTTTTCTAAAACTGGTGTACCAATCCGTACATATAGATTTAACGGAATTTTCCCAACGACTGTTGCTAGTATTGACCTTAACTGGGGTGATACTGATGCGATTGAGGAATTCCAAGTGACCTTCCAATACGATTGGTGGGACGTGAGTGGGGGTATCACCGGTCAAGGTGGAACCCAGTAACAAAAGAATGGGCGCCTAGGCGCTCTTCTTTAACGGAAATATTATGGCAAATCTTTTTGGTTTCGAGATTCGTAGAGTTACGGATCCTGTAGAAGTTCAAGAAAAACAACCAGCATTCGCACCAGAAATTAAAGATGATGGTGCGGTAGTTGTTGCAGCAGGTGGAGCATACGGTACATACATTGATCTACAAGGTGCAGCACGTACAGAAGCTGAGCTTGTAACAAAGTATCGTGAAATGGCAATGCATCCAGAGGTTGAAAGAGCTGTGGATGATATTCTCAACGAGGCAATCATTGTTGAGGAAAAAGAAAAGATTGTTCAGATTAATCTGGACGATACAAAGCTTTCAACAAATATTAAAAAGAAAATTACAGAAGAATTTGAAAATGTTCTTTCTCTGTTAGATTTTAATAAATCAGCATTTGATATTTTTAGACGTTGGTATGTTGATGGTAGAATGTACTACCATGTTATTATAGACATCACACAGCCTGGTGATGGTATCAAAGAAATGCGATACATTGATCCACGTAAGCTCCGTAAAATACGTGAAGTGAAACGTAAGCGCGATAGTAAGTCACAAGTTACACAGACACAAACTGTACAAGAGTATTTTATCTATAATGAAAAAGGCTTTCAAAATAAAGCCGGTGAAGTAGGTACTGCAACTGCTGTGCAAGGTTTAAAGATTTCTTCTGATAGTATTGTACATATTACATCTGGTGTTCTTGACCCAATGAACTCTGTTGTTCTTAGTCATTTGCACAAAGCAATTAAACCACTCAATCAATTACGAGCGTTAGAAGATGCAACGGTTATCTACCGTATCTCTCGTGCTCCCGAGCGCCGTATATTTTACATCGATGTAGGTAATTTGCCAAAGATGAAGGCAGAGCAGTATCTGCGCGATATGATGACACGTCATAAAAATAAAGTTGTATATGATGCCTCGACAGGTGAAATACGCGACGATAGAAAATTTATGACAATGTTGGAAGATTACTGGTTGCCACGTAGAGATGGTTCACGTGGTACAGAAATTACAACGCTGCCGGCTGGACAAAACTTAGGTAAGTTGGAAGATGTTGAATATTTCCAAAAGAAACTTTACGAATCCTTAAATGTTCCTGTAACACGTTTAGAGCAAGATGGATCATTTATCTTTGGACAGGGTCAAGAAATCTCACGTGATGAAATAAAGTTTACCAAGTTTATTGATCGTGTACGTATGCGTTTCAATCACTTGTTTCTTGATTCATTAAGAAGACAATTAATTCTTAAAAATATTATTACAGATGATGATTGGAACCTATTTGAAACTTATATTAAGTTTGATTATACAAAAGACAATTACTTTGAGCAGCAAAAGCAATCTTCTGTAATGACAGACAGGGTCAATTTAGTGACTCAGATGCAGCCTCTTATTGGTAAATATTATTCAAACGAATGGGTACGTAAACATATCCTTCAACAATCGGATGAAGAGATTGAAGAAATGGATGAGCAAAATATGGCCGAGCAAGAAAATCCTTTGTACCAGTCAGCGGCAGATGAGAATGGTAACCCAGTAGCAGGTGGAAACGCACCTCCCGGAACTACTGCCTCACAAGGTCCTGGCGGCGCAGGTTTTGGTGGTACAGCCCCGACAGAACAAGCTAACTAAATAGATGGAGAAAATTATGAGTGATAAAGAATTTACAATTGACGATATGGTTGTTGCAGCACACAACGATAGTCCTAGCGACTTCCAATCTGCATATGCTACGGTTATGCTAGATAAAATTGCTGATGCCATTGAAGCTAAAAAAATAGAACTTGCAAAGACTTATTTTAATTACGAAGACGCTGAGGAAACCTCGGCTGAACAAGAGGAAGAACCACATGAAGACACTGAAGAAGCTGCTGGAGTTTAAAAAGCCATCTCCAACCGTTCCTTACGAAAAGGATTCGGAAACATCGCTTACACCAAAAGCGCCAGATGAGAAGCGCTTCAAAGATAAACATGTTGTTAATGTAAAGCAAGATATTGCTGGTAACAAAGACGATGTGTATAAAGCATCAAATGTAAAAGTGTATGACCGTTCTTCAAGTAATCATGGATACGATCAAGATAATGATGAGAAGGTATATGAGTCAAGAACTCTTTCCGCTATTCTTTCAAGAGATATTCATGAAAGCGAATCATCGGCCGCGGCATATGATAAACACACTGCTGCAGCCAACAAAATGATGGATGACATTAGCAAAGCTATTGTTCAACATGGTAAGCATGTTAGAACAAAGAGTGATTATGGTAGTGGTGAGCCACAATGGCACCATGCCGACCACATGAAGGGTGTTCATCGCACATTGCAAGACATTCACCAAAGTCTTCTACAGACAAACGATTACACAGCACCTCCAAAGCCCATGAAAATGAAAGAAGGCTATGAGTTGTTTGATGTGTTTGCAGAAGATATACAACAAGACGTTCAAACAGTTTTTGAATCGCTTAGTGAAGAAAATCAACAGATAATGATTGAGATGATTGAAACAGGTGAGTACGATGCCGTTGTAGAAATTGTTAGGGAGATTATTTAATGGCTGCTATAATTAAACCAATTGGCAATACATCAAGTTGTAATACTACAACTTTTAGTTCTTATGGTAATAGTGCTTTAGTAAGGTTATCGCACGCAGCAGCAATAACAACTTTAGCTGTAATTACATGCAAGGACTCAACTAACACAACCGTTTTGTGGACAATGTCTATTGTAGGTGGAGAAAGTTGTATTGTAGAAAAAGGTAGAACAGATATTTTAACGTCAAACCATTCAGGTGTTTCTTTGGCAGCGGAGCCAGTAGCATATAAGAACTAAGGAAAAGCCATGAAATTAATTACCGAATTAAATGAAGAAGTAAAATACCTTGTAGAAGAAAAAGAAGGTAAAAAGAATTACTTCATCGAAGGTATTATCATGCAAGGTGATATTGTCAACCGCAATGGTCGCATGTATCCAAGCAATGTCCTTGAAAAAGAGGTTAATCGTTATAACGAACAATATGTTACCAAGGGCCGTGCATATGGTGAACTAGGACATCCAGCTGGTCCAACATTGAATCTTGAGCGTGCATCTCATATGTTTAAAAGCCTTCGCCGTGAAGGTAATGATTTTGTTGGCCGTGCAAAGATTATGGATACACCAATGGGTAACATTGTTAAAAGTCTGATCTCTGAAGGTGCTTCTCTTGGTATCTCTTCTCGTGGTATGGGAAGCATTAAAGAAAATAAACGTGGCATCATGGAAGTACAAGACGACTTCCATCTCGCAACAGCTGGTGATATTGTTGCTGATCCTTCTGCACCAGACGCTTTTGTGCGTGGTATCATGGAAGGTGTTGAATGGATATGGGATAATGGTCTTCTTAAAGCTCAAAAGATTGAAGAGTATAAAGAAGAAATTAATCGTGGCGCGCGCCAAGGAATATCCGAACAAACTGCAATTAAAGTATTTAATCAGTTTTTCAGAGATCTATCGAAAAGATAATTTTATAAATAATACATAAAAGTCAAAAGGAGCCTTTAAATGACCGTAAAAAGTAAACAACTGGATGAAAAGATCCAAACCGGCGGCGGCGCTACTGGTGTTGCACATAACGTTGACCCTGTAGCAAAGAATGCTACACTCCCAGCTTCTCACTTGGGTAATGGTGAATCGATGAACAAACTCGATCACAATACACCTGGTCAGGGCGAAGAAGAAACCAGCACAGAGAACAATGTTAAGACAACAGGTGACTCTGCTGGAAGCAATAAAGCTTCTGTTGGCATGAAGTCAAGCGCTGCTTCTTCAATGAAAGAAGATGTTGCTGCTATGTTGAATGGCGAAGATCTTTCTGAAGACTTCAAAGAAAAAGCTACTATAATTTTTGAAGCAGCTGTTACAGCTCGTATCAATGAAATAGCAGAAGATCTTGAAGAGCAATACAATACAGCTCTTGCTGAGGAAGTTGCAACTATTTCTGAAGAACTTAGTGGCAAAATTAACCAATACATGGATTATGTTGTTGAGCAATGGATGGAAGAAAACCAAGTTGCAATCGAACATTCTCTGAAAAACGAAATTACAGAAAACTTCATCTCTAAGTTGAAGGGTCTGTTTGAAGAAAGCCACATCTCGATTCCTGAAGAACAGTTCGATGTGGTTGAAGCACTTCAAAGCGAAGTGAGTGAAGTTCAGGAACGTCTTGATAGAGTCATGGAAGAAAATATGTCTCTTAAAGATGAACTAAGCGAATCTACTCGCATAAAAATTCTTGCTAGCGTTACCGAAGGTCTCGCTGATACACAAGCGGAAAAGCTAGTTGCTCTTGCTGAAGGTGTTGAGTTTGACTCTGCCGAACAGTATCGCAAAAAGCTAGAAATTGTCAAGGAAAATTATTTCCCTGCGGAAAAGACTTCTGGAAAGCAAAACCTTCTCGAAGAAATCGACGAAGACAATGCAGAGAAGCCAAGAGCAGTTGTTAATGATAGCCCAGTGTCTTTCTATGCACAAGCTATTTCCAGAACCGCTAAAAAATAACTCTTATAAATAAATCATTACCAACTAACTAAACCAAGAAGGGGATAGAGAAAATGTACCTTAACGAAGAAATTCAAACAAAATGGGCTCCAGTGTTAAATCACGAAGACCTAAGTCCTATCAAAGATACGCACAAGCGTAGCGTTATCGCTACTCTGTTGGAAAACACAGAGCGCGAATTGATGACAGCAAGCAGCCAAGCTTACGGTAGCCAAAGCCTGATGGAATCTCCAGTTCCTATCAATGCTGGTGTTTCCGGTGGCGCTGGTAACATTGCAACTTTCGATCCAGTTCTAATCAGCTTGGTTCGTCGTGCAATGCCTAACCTGATTGCATATGACATCTGCGGCGTACAACCAATGACTGGCCCAACAGGCTTGATCTTTGCAATGCGTTCACAGTATGGCAATACAACATCTGCAAACGTTGCTGAAACCTTCTACAACGAAGTTAACACAGCATTTGGTACAGTTGTTACTGGTAACTCGTCTGTTGCTGGTCAAGGTCAAGTTGGTACCATTCCTGGTACAACTGGTCAAACCATTAACTTGGCTTCTACCAACACATACAACTATGCACAAGCAATGTCGACAGCACAGGCTGAAGCATTGGGTACTACGAGCAACACAGCATTCCCACAAATGGGTTTCACAATTGAGAAAGTTACTGTAACTGCTCAATCACGTGCTCTGAAAGCTGAATACACAATGGAACTGGCACAGGACTTGAAAGCAATCCATGGTCTGGATGCTGAAACAGAACTGTCCAACATTCTGACTGGTGAGATTCTTGCTGAGATCAACCGTGAAGTTGTTCGTACAATTAACGTAACAGCAGCTCAAGGTTGCTCTACAGGTACTACAACCGCTGGCGTGTTTGACTTAGACGTTGACGCAAACGGTCGTTGGTCTGTTGAGAAATTCAAGGGTCTAATGTTCCAAATCGAACGTGAAGCTAACCAAATTGCAAAAGACACACGTCGTGGTAAAGGTAACATCATCATCTGTTCTTCAGACGTAGCGTCTGCATTGCAAATGGCTGGTGTTCTTGACTACACTCCTGCTCTGAATAGCAACAACCTGCAAGTTGACGATACAGGTAACACTTTTGCTGGTGTTCTGAATGGTCGTATGAAGGTTTATATCGATCCGTACACCACAGGCAACTACATGGTTGTTGGTTACAAAGGTTCGAGCGCATTTGACGCTGGTCTGTTCTACTGCCCATACGTTCCTCTGCAAATGGTTCGTGCTGTTGATCAAGACAGCTTCGCACCAAAGATCGGCTTCAAAACCCGTTACGGCATGGTAGCAAATCCGTTTGCTCAAGGTCTGACACGTGGTGCTGGTGCTCTGGTTAAAGATAGCAACGTGTACTACCGTCGTACTATCGTTAGCAACCTGCTGTAATAATAATAATAAGACAGTGGCTTTAAAAGGGGACTTCGGTCCCCTTTTTTTATGGATAAATAGTCCAAAGGAGTTATTATGAGCGTACTAGACAATCAGCCGTTAGATCAAAGTTTCTTATCACCTCTTGGGTTTAAACTTCAAATTAAGAAGACACCTCATGTGAATTACTTTATTCAAAAAGTAACTGTTCCCGGGGTAACGCTTGGTACAGCTGATATTGACAGTCCGTTCACAAAAATTCCTTTTCCAGGAACAAAGCTAACTTTTGGTAATCTCCAAGTTACTTTTAAAGTTGATGAGAACATGAAGAACTACCTTGAAATATATTCGTGGTTAAGAGATGTTGGTTTTCCTGATAACTTTGCACAATATAGCAACATTGCTGGTCAATCTATTACTTCTGGTGCTGGTGTTTATTCGGATATTAATTTAATTGTTCTTTCAAGCGCTATGAACCCAAACATTGAATTTACGTTCTTTGATTGTTTCCCTGTTGACCTTTCTGCTCTAGAGTTTGATAGTACGTCTGCTGACGTTGACTATTTAACTGCTACTGTTACTTTTGCTAATAGAAGATTTGATGTAAAAGCATTGGTGTAACCTACAACCTATATTATGAAACTTGAAGACATTTGGGACCTCTGGGAAGCAGACGGTCATATGGACATGACAGAGCTAAGCGCTGAAAGTCTAAAGATACCTCTACTACACCACAAGTACTATAGGCTGTATATACAAGAGGGGCTCACGTTTAGGAAGTATGAGCAAGAATACAAGACTCTATACAAATTAAAGCATCAATACTACACGGGTGTGCTTGATAAAGCTACGCTCGAAGAGCGTGGTTGGGTACCCAATCCATTAAAGATTCTTAGACAGGATATGCCAGTATATATGGAAAGCGATCCTGATATCCAGCTAATTCAAGCAAAGATAGATATACAAAAGCAGAAAGTATCCTTCCTGGAGTCTGCTATTAAAACTATTGTCAATCGTGGTTTCTTAATAAAGAATGTAATTGATTGGGAAAGATTCAAGAGTGGTGCATGACAGAGATAATCCGTGTAACAAAGTTTAACGACGTACATATTAAGTTACATTGCGATAGTGGTGTAGCACAAGAAATAGGCGAGTATTTCACATTAATGTTCCGGGCGCTAAGTTTTCACCCGCATACAAAAACAAAATGTGGGATGGAAAAATTCGTTTGTTTCATTTGATGCGTCAAACTTTGTACATGGGATTGCTGGATAGTGTACACAAATTTGCAAAGGAAAGAGGTTATGAGATTGAGTATGATAATCCAAACAACTTTGCAGAAACAGAATTCTCTGTAACTGAAGCTGAGACATTTATAAAGTCACTTAACTTACCACACCAGATACGTGACTATCAATTAGAAGCTTTTATACATGCGGTAAGAAAAAGAAGAACGTTGCTTTTATCACCAACAGCATCTGGTAAGTCATTAATCATTTTTTTACTATCGGCTTTGTTTGTCAAGAAAAAAGTTCTTATTGTTGTTCCAACTTTAGGACTTGTTCACCAAATGGCATCGGACTTTGTAAGTTATGGATGTCCCGACAACCTAATACATAAAATATATGCTGGTCAAGATAAAGATACCAATGCAAACATTGTTGTAACAATATGGCAGAGTGTCTATGAGCTGCCTAAAAAATGGTTTGACCAATTTGGTGTTGTTATTGGTGATGAGGCCCATCAATTTAAAGCTAAGAGTCTTGTTGATATTATGGAAAAGTTGGTTAACTGTAAGTATCGATTTGGCTTTACAGGCACACTGGATGGTACGCTAACTAACAAGCTTGTTTTGGAAGGTTTGTTTGGCGCTGTTAAACAAGTAACAACAACTGCTAAGTTAATGGAAAACAAGACAGTAGCGGATCTAAAGATTAAAGCACTGGTGCTTAGTTATGACGATGATATGAGATCGTTCTTTGCTAAAGCAAAACCTAAATATCAAGACGAGATTACATATATAACAACCAATAATGCTCGTAATAAATTCTTAGTAAATCTTGTAAGTTCATTAAAAAACAATACATTACTGTTGTTTAATTTTGTTGATCATGGTAAAATGCTTGAGAAGTATATAAAAGAGCAAAATCCTGATAAGGATGTGTTTCTTGTATATGGATTAGTTGAGGGTGAAGAGCGTGAAGCAGTAAGAAAGTATGTTGAGGATCATAACGGCGTTATTGTTATTGCTTCATATAAAACATTCTCAACAGGGGTCAACATACAGAATCTGCATAATGTTGTGTTTGGTTCGCCTAGCAAATCTCGAATAAGAGTGCTACAATCAATAGGTAGGGGTTTAAGAACAAACGAACACAAACTAGATGCTGTGCTTTACGATGTGGCTGACGATTTATCGTGGAAGTCTTTTAAGAATCATACAATCGGACATTTTGCAGAGCGTATACAAATGTACAATCAAGAAAAGTTTGATTATAAAATTTACACAATTAAGTTAAAGGGATCAACATGACAAGCATTCTAAAACTTAGTAATGGGTTAGAAGTTGTAGGGACAATAGAGGTAGAAAATGATTACAACGTGGTAGTTAATAAACCACTACAGATTAATTATAGATATTTTCAAGGCTCTATACCTTCTGTATCATTTGTTAGGTATATTATGTTTGCTCGATCTGATGTAGTTGGTTTTTGTACACGAGATATTATGAGCATTGTAGATGCGAGAGAATCTTTTGCTGCATATTATGCAAATGTTGTTGATCAATATTATGGGGATCTTGAAAAGGTGATAGACAAAGAACTAGACAACATTACTGTATCTCCTTCAGAAAAAGGATTCCATGAAAGCATACTTGAATCAATGTCGGTGGAAGGTGCAACGGTAAACTAATATGGCAACTCATTATGTAGACAACAAACATCTGTTTGCTGTAATTGTAGAATACAAAGCATTGGTAGCAGAAGCAAAAGCTAATGATAAACCAAAACCAATAATTCCTAACTATGTTGGTGAATGTATTCTTTTAATAGCAAAACGATTATCAACAAAACCAAACTTTGTTAATTATTCTTACCGCGATGAAATGATTAGTGACGGGATAGAAAATTGCATTAGTTATTTTGATAATTTTGATCCTGATAAATCAAACAATCCTTTTGCATATTTTACACAGATTATATACTTTGCCTTTTTACGTAGGATACAGAAAGAAAAGAAGCAGACATACATTAAACATAAGACAGCAGAGAACAGTATGTTGTTTAATGAGTTAGTTGAGCAGGGTGAGGATGGTGAAATGATTTTTAACCCTCAAGACTTCGATGCTGAAAATGTTTCTGATTTTGTAAAAGCGTTTGAGATTAACATAGACAAAAAGAAAGTCAAACGTAAAAAGGGACTTGATAATTTTATTGAGGAAGATGTCATACAACAGGATATTTTATGAACCATAAAGAAGAATTTAACAAACAAATTGATATGTCACATTCATATCAGCACAATGTTTATGTCAAAACAATGACTTTTAAACAAAGTGGTCTAACATACTGTGGTCATCATCACACATATGATCATGTCACACTTGTTGCATCGGGTAAAGTCCGGGTGAAATTTGAGGCCGTTCTTGAAGGTGATTTGCCTGAAGAAGAAATGGAATATATAGGATCTTCAATGTTTGTTACAAGAAGTTATCGCAAACATGAAATCACTGCTTTAGAAGATAATACTGTTGTTTGTTGCATACATGCAATCCGTAATGTAGAAGGAGAAATTATTGTGTACGATGTACCATCGCACATTGACGATGCAAAAGAAAAACTTGCCCTTATGGCATATGACATGACGCCAGAAGAAAAATTAAAAAGTATTCTTAGAGCAGAAGAAGAAGGAACCCTTCAACCAGGAAACGCTGATCTTTTAATATGAAAAGACTAGTTAATTACATTGAGGAACACAAATGCTAGTGGCTCTTTTAGGCGACACACATATAGGTGCAAGAAACGATAGCCCTTCTTTCCATAAGTTTTTTGCTAAGTTTTATGATAATGTATTCTTTCCATATCTTGAAGCAAACAATATTACTGGTGTAATTCAATTGGGTGATGTGTTTGATAGACGTAAATATATTAATTTCAATTCGTTACACCAAGGTCGTAAATATTTGTTTGAGCCATTAAACAAATACCACACATGGATGTTGGTAGGTAATCACGATACGTATTATAAAAATATGAATGATGTTAATTCACCTTGTATGCTGCTCAAAGAATATAAAAACATCAGCCCAATAAAAAGCGTGTATGAGACATCAATCGGGGGTGTTCCTTTCCTGCTTATGCCGTGGATATGTGATGAAAATTATGAAGAATCAATGAAAGCTCTTCAACAAACAAATGCAACACACATTGTCGGTCATTTTGAGATTGATGGATTCGAAATGTACAAAGGAGCTGTACATGAAGGTGGCTTAACAAAAGACACTTTTAACAACTTTGAATCTGTATGGTCTGGCCACTTTCATCATCAATCAAAGTTAGGTAATATTCACTATCTCGGTACTCCATATGAGATGACATGGTCTGATTATGGTGATGAAAAAGGATTTCATGTATTTGATACAGACACAAGGGAGCTAACGTTTGTTCCTAATCCATATAAAATGTTTCACAAACTCCATTACGACGATACCGACAAACAAATAAGCGAGGTTGTCAATATAGATTTTAATGTGTATAGTGAGACGTTTGTTAAGTTAATTGTCCGTAATAAAACTAATCCTTATTGTTTTGATATGTTTGTAGACAAGTTAGAAAAAGCTGGCGTATATAATGTACAAGTTGTTGATGATCACTTCCACATGGACATGGAAAACGATGATGATATTATTAGCGAAGCAGAGGATACGCTAACAATTCTTAGCAAGTATGTAAATCAGTTAGATGATAGTGTCGACAAACAACCTCTTGATATACTAATGAGAGAACTCTATCAAGAAGCACTAAGTGTGGAGTAATGTTTGATATTTTTTAAAACGCTAAGGTATAAAAACCTTCTTAGCACAGGTAACGTTTTTACTGAAATAAAATTACATTCCCATAACACAACATTAATTGTTGGAGAAAATGGAGCAGGTAAGTCAACCATCCTTGATGCGCTTTCGTTTGGTTTGTTTGGCAAACCTTTTAGAAAGGTTAACAAAGGACAGCTAATCAACTCAATTAACAACAAAGCGTTAATGGTTGAGGTTGAGTTTACTGTCGGTAATAAAAATTATCTTATACAGCGTGGCGCAAAGCCAAACGTGTTTAATGTGTACCAAGATGGTATATTGATTAACAATGACGCAAGCGCTGGTGACTATCAAGAGATGCTTGATAAGCACATTTTAAAGATTAACCACAAAACATTCTCACAAATTGTAGTACTAGGTAGTGCTTCTTTTGTTCCGTTCATGCAAATGACGGCTGCTAATCGTAGAGAAGTAATTGAAGATCTTTTAGATATTCAAATCTTTACCGTAATGAACACATTGCTTAAAGATAAGATTGCTTTAAACAAAAGCACAATTACAGATGTTGATTATGTAATGCAGGGGATTGCAGAAAAGATTGATTTAGAAAAGAAGCACTTACAGGTATTACAATCAAGTAATAATGAACAGATAGCAGCTAAGCGTTTAAAGATTGCTGAGTATGAAGGTAGTATACAAGAAGCAGATAATGAAATATTAGCATATATGGAACAGCATACTATTTACCAAGATTTAGATGCTATTCAATCTTTACAGCTTAAAAAGCAGACAAAGTTAAACACGTTATATCACCAACTATGTACAAAGTCACATGATATCGATAAAGACATTTTGTTCTTTTCAACACATGATGATTGCCCAGTATGTCAACAAGGAATAGATCATGTGTTCAAAGACAGTACGGTTGAAGAAAAGAAAAATAAAAAACAAGAATTAACACTAGCAATAGAAGAGCTAGATTCAAAAATTGCTGGTATTTCAACAGCACTTCGAAATGTTGAAACATTAATTATGGAAAGAGCTGTTTGGACAGCAAACATTAATGACAGACAAAGAGATATAGTCTTTTGGCAAAGATTGATTGGTGAGATGCAGACGGATATTGACCAATTGGAGAGCACGCCTCATATTGAAAATAATACAAACAGACTGGCCGATCTAAGATTACAACTCAAAGAAAAGATTGTACAGCGCGAGGTTCTAGGTAAGCAAAAAGCTACTTTGGAGATGGCTGCTGTCCTGTTAAAGGATAGTGGAATAAAAACTAAAATTATTCGCCAATACATCCCTGTAATCAACAAATTGATTAATAAGTATCTAGCATCAATGGACTTCTTTGTCAACTTTGAGCTTGATGAGAATTTTGAAGAGAAAATTAAATCAAGGTTTCGTGATGAGTTTAGTTACGCGTCTTTTTCCGAAGGTGAAAAATCAAGACTAGATTTAGCGTTGTTGTTTACATGGAGATCAATTTCAAGATTACGCAACAGCACTAGCACTAACTTGCTTATTCTTGATGAGGTGTTTGATGGTTCGTTAGATGCTCAAGGTAACGAAGAGCTTTTAAAGATACTTGATACATTAACAGATGGTAATAATGTGTTTGTTATATCACATAAGACAGATGCATATCTTGATAAATTTAACCGAGTGTTAAAGTTTCAGAAGATTGGTAATTTTAGTACAATGAGTGAATTATGATTCTTGAACACATTAAAAGTGATGACCCTATTCTTAAACAAAAAATAGAATTGTTTGATTTTGGTAATCCACCAATGGATCCGATAGAGTTATCTGTCAACCTATATGAGACATTGATGTCTTCAAATTATGTTGGGTTATCAGCACCACAAGTTGGTTTACCATATAGGGCATTTGCTCTTCGTTCACAGCCGGGAATCGTATGTTTTAATCCACGTATTGTCGATGTTTCTGAAGAGATGGTATTATTAGACGAAGTATGTCTATCTTTTCCTGCACTTACACTTCCGATTAAGCGTCCAAAGAAAATAAAAGTTAGGTATGCTGAACCAAACAGCATTATTAAAACAGCAACGTTTGATGGAATGACGGCTCGTTATTTTTTACACGAGCTTGACCATTTAGATGGAGTGGTGTATACTGATAAAGCAAACAAGTTTCATTTGGATAGAGCTTTACGTAAACAGACACAAACTTTAAGACAAGCAAAGGCAAATAATTTATTATGAGTATAGTTATATTTGGTAAAGGTAAGGTTGGTATGGCAACAGACCTTACATTAAAAACAGAAGCTGATTTTTATGATCCACAAAAAGGATATGTTATTGAAGATTTTAGCAAATACAATATTGCTTTTATATGTGTAAGCTCGCTTGTGCATGGTCCTTACGATCATGTATCTATTGAAGATTGTTTAGAAAAGCTTCATAAATCTAATTTTACTGGTATTGTTGCTATTCGTTGTACTTTGCATCCTTCGTTTATAAAACATTGGGAATACCTTTATGCTAATCTAAAAATTGTTCACTTTCCTGAGTTTATGAAACAGGGTGATGAGGAGTATTTGGATCAACCATGGATTGTTGTTCTTGGTGGTAAACGCGAACATACAGAACGTCTTGGCAGCTGGTTAATACAGCACAAGTATGGTACAAAAGACCAATTACATTATTGTACATTAGTTGAGAGTGCTTTAATTAAGTTACATCAGAACGCTGGTCTTGCATTAAAGGTTACGTATGCAAACATGATGTATAGAGCATGTAAAGAGTATGGTGCTGACTTTGAGACTGTTCGCTTAGGAGCAACAGCAGATGCAAGAGTTGGCCCCGCACATACACAAGTACCAGGTGAGCACGGGTTTGGTTTTGGTGGACATTGTCTTCCAAAAGATGTAAGATGTCTCAATGCAACATTTCCTCAACATGGTTTTTGGAATGCGCTAATTGAAACAAATGACCATATGAGAGCGTATAATGATTACAAGTAAACCAATAGCGTATAGTGAGATATTTCATTCGATTCAGGGTGAGGGTCACTATACGGGCCGGCCAACAGCTTGGCTAAGATTTTTTCTGTTTAACCTTCAGTGTGATGGCTTCGGCCAGAAGGATCCCACAGATCCATCTACCTATATACTTCCCTATCAACAGATAGATATCTCAAGCATTAAAAAGCTAGAAGATCTTCCTGTGTGGAAGTATGGTTGTGATTCATCTTATTCGTGGTCTGCAAAGTTTAAACACTTGCAACATAAACATACTGCTGCTGATATTTGCAACCGTATTCGTCAGTCAATGTATCATCCTTCTAATCCAGAAGGAAAGTTTAATAAGATTAACGGTACAATGCAGCATATGTGCTTTACTGGTGGTGAGCCAATGATGAAGCATGCACAACACGCATCAATTGCTATTATTGATCACTTTGCAACAGAAGGCGACTTTCCGTTGTTTATGACATGGGAAACAAATGGTACTCAACCATTGACGTCGGAATTTTCTTTATACTTTGGCGAAGCATATCCAGGAGAGGTATTCTTCTCTGTATCGCCAAAGTTACATACAACATCGGGTGAGAAAGCAGAAGATGCTATCTGTCCCGATATAGTGAAGAGTTATCAGAACCTCTCACCGCATGGACAGCTAAAGTTTGTGGTCAGTGGTAAACAAGAGTCTTGGGACGAGCTCGAAACAACAATCGAGAAGTTTAGGGAAGCAGGCGTGACATATCCGGTCTGGATCATGGGTGTTGGTGCAACACTTGAGGCTCAGAAGGGAACCGAAGCAGGTTACATCGGAGAGGCTAAAATTGCTGAAGAAGCATTTAAGCGTGGTTACAACTATTCCTCAAGAGTGCATGTTCACATCTGGGGAAACACAATGGGAACATAATATATGTGGGATACAACATCTTTTGGTAATAGACCAATTCAATACAAATATACAAGCACGAAAGAGTATCACGATGCCTTTCCGTGTGCATATCGTCAATGGAGAGCAGATAGTCATTGTAACCTAATTCATGGTTACAGTTTCTCAATGCGGTTCTTCTTTGGAACCAATAATTTAGATGCACGTAATTGGTGTGCGGATTATGGTGGTCTAAAAGAACTAAAAAAGATTTTAGAAGATCAATTTGACCATACGTTGCTAGTAGCTGAGGATGATCCTGAGCTCGAAATGTACAAAGAACTCCAAGCACGCAACCTTGCTAAGCTAACAATCCTTCCTAAGCTGGGATGTGAGGGTCTTGCTGATCAACTATACAAGTTTGTTAATGGTGTGTACATTCCTGACTACTGGGGTCAAGGAGAAGCTGATCGTTTGTGGTGTTACCGTGTAGAGGTACGTGAAACACAAGCAAATATGGCCTTCCGTGAAGGTCACCGTGAATGGAAAGAAGATCTATTTGAAGATGTTCGTTAATGGCTACAACAGGTTTTAAAATGTTTGCTTGGGCACCTGATGGCATTTATGACCATCAGGAAAATCAAGTACGTTACGTTGTAAAAGATGGTTGTGTAAAAGGCCAAACTATTCTTTCAAAAAACTGGGTTGACATTGGACCACCAGATCATGTACAATCTGAATTAAAGCAACCATGGGGTACGTTTCCTGACGTGCCTCCTAAACCACCAAAGAAGTAGGAGTTATATGGAAAAGACAGACGCAGCACTGGGTGCTAAGGTACACGAACATTTAGTTCATTTTGGGCTTGAGACACCAATGAACTATAAGCAGGTTCAGGTAAAGGATGATAAAAAAATTAAAGTAATTGCAAAGCATTTTACTGCAATTATGGAGGAGCTTGGTCTTGACTTGACAGATGACTCTTTGATAGATACACCTAACCGTGTTGCAAAGATGTATGTACGTGAAATCTTTACAGGATTAAATTATGACAACTTTCCGAAATGTACCCGTATTGAGAACAAGATGGGACAGAATAACAGCTTCGTTCTTGAACGCAATGTTAATGTGCAGTCTAATTGTGAGCATCATTTCGTTGTCATTGATGGTAAAGCAACCGTTGCATACATTCCGAAAAAGACCATTCTTGGTTTATCAAAGCTAAACAGAATTGTTCAGTTTTTCTCTAAGCGTCCACAGGTACAAGAGCGTTTGACAGAGCAGATTGCTGAGACTATTTCCTACATTACAGAATCTCCTGATGTAGCTGTTTACATTGAAGGTGTTCATTACTGCGTGAAATCACGTGGTATTCAGGACGTAACGTCATCGACCATGACGTTAGCAACGCGCGGCGCTTTTGCTGAAAGCAACTCAGAATTACGTCGTGAATTTTTAAACTCTGCAAGGATGAGATAATGGCAAAAGTTTATCTCTGCCAGTTTACAGATAAGCAAACTGGCAAGTTCTTTTTTAAATTTGGACATACGTCTAAAGATGATGTGCTCGATCGATTTGATGTTAAATATGATCCTCGTTATGGAGATTTTGACATTAAAGCTATTTGTAGTATTCGTGGTGACATTAAATGGTGTCAACAAATCGAAGAAATATTTAAAGCATTATATCCAAAAAATATTTGGTTGGAAGAATATCTTGGTGATGAAAGAACGTGGGATGCGTTGTCTGGTATTACCGAGATTGTCCATTTAACAGAACAAGAGTATAATAAGGTCCGCGTTGCATTTTATAAAGTGAGAGATATACAATATGGAAAATAAAAGTTTTATATGGGTGACGTTTCAGAAAGAAGGTATACACAAGTATCCACAAGCTGCTACTGATCCAAAGCTAGCAACGGGTGATTGGCTTGATGTTAGTTTCTTAGGTACACCTCATCGCCATATCTTTCACTTCCGTGTTGAGATGGAAGTATTCCATGATGATCGTGATGTTGAATTTATTCAAGCAAAACGTATTATGGAACGTTGGTTTAGCGATGGTACACTAGCACTAGATTACAAGTCATGTGAAATGATTGCAAAGGATCTTTATGCAAAGTGTATTAGCACGTGGCCAGATCGGGACTATGTAATTGAAGTCTCAGAAGACGGTGAGAATGGTTGCCGTATGTATTTTAACAAGGTTTAATAATGATTAATTTTTGTCATATCAGTCCATCAGCTTATCTTCCTAAGTATACAAAAGATAACGGTGCTCATTTGATTCTTGCTCACCTTGTTGAAGAAGATCCCACATACAGGGACTTCTATGCAAGAATGTCAAATCGTGAATATAAGATTATGGACAATAGTGCGTTTGAGATGTTTAAACTTGGTCTACCAATGTATGAGCCAGGTAAACTAATTGAGATGGGCAACGCCTGTCAAACAGACTGTATTGTTCTTTCTGACTATCCCAAGCAGCCTTCATATGTAACTGTCAATGCAGCAAAGAAACTGATTCCTGAATTTAAAGCGAATGGATTTGATACATTCTTTGTTCCTCAAAGTGAACTAGGTGACATGCATGATCTGGTCAATGCTATTGAGTGGGCATTGCACAATCCAGATATTAATTTGATTGGTCTTTCCATTCTGTCTACACCAATTGCTTGTGGTGTTGATGAAACAACTTTTGAGGGTGGTAAACGTAGTGATGCATATAAGATGCAACGTTACCTTTCGCGTCTTGCAGTATTTCGTGAATTGGAAAAACGTAACTTGCTTACTAGCTTAGCAAAGAAGCGGTTCCATTGTCTTGGTATGGTTGATGGTCCAAAAGAGATTGACTTGTTACGTGAATATCACGAGTTTATTTTTACATGGGATTCAAGTGCTGCTGTTTGGGCTGGTATCAACGGTATTCGTTTTGATAATTCGCCAACAGGGCTAATGAATGGTAAATTTGAAAAAGAAGTTGACTTTCACCACAAAGAAGAGCATAATACATTAGCCGTTTACGACAACATTAATTATATCAATTCTCTTTGTGGATAAAATGAAACTGAAGGTTATAGCATTGACTGGACCCAAGGGATCCGGTAAGGATACTGTTGGACAATTAATCAAGCAGTATTTTATTGCACCTGGTTGGAGTGCTCATACAATTGCTTTTGCCGATCCAATTAAGACAGTGGTTAGGGATTTGTTTGTATTTGAGACAATGCAAGAGTATGATGATTTCAAGAGAACTACTTGTAATTTCAGTTTACCTAAAACAATAACAAGAGACATGCAGCTTTACCAAGTCGAAGGTAGACATCTTGTTCGTGAGATTGGTATGCTAATGCGTAAATATGATGACAAGCAATTTACCAAGTATGTTGTTGATGAAATTGAATATCGTCCCGACGATGTTTGGGTTGTAACGGATTTACGTTTTGATAATGAGTGGTTAGTGCTTAAACAGTTAGGTGCTAAGGTAATTAACATTAAGCGACCTAATTATGAATTTGATGGACATATTACAGAGCGTGGGTTTAATGAGAGCCTTGTTGACTATCAACTGCTAAATGATGGAGACTTGGCGTATCTTAAAACAAGAGTTAATAGTATTATGGATAGTATTATGAAGGAGTGGGTATGAAGCATATTATGGGGCCTGAAAGTAGATCAACGCTATCTAATGTTCAGGAAGGTGATGTTCAACCTAATGCTGTTGATCTTAGACTAGGCAAAGTCTTTAAAATGTCACAATCAACATTTATAATTGATGAGAAACAAAAGGTACATCGGGGTTCGTATGAGATGAAAGCCGATCCTCTTGGCTATTACAATCTACCAGAAGGCCATTACGAAGTAGTGATGGAAAATATGATTGTAGTAGGTGATAATGAAGCTGGATGGGTTATTACAAGGTCTACATTAAACCGTAACGGCGTGTTCCTTACATCGGGGCTCTATGACTCTGGTTATGACGGTGTAATGGCGGGTGTAATGCATGTTACGTGTGGCCCTATGCGTATTCAAAAGGGTACCCGTATTGGTCAATACCTTTGCTTTAATGCAGAAGCATTGCACAAGTATGAAGGTAGCTATGGTCGTGGTAAACAACACGATATCAAATACCAAACCGAAGCATACAATGCACAGCAAGATCTAAAGGCTCTTGGCATTGATGTTGATCCAGCACTTGAAGTAGAAAAACCACCAGAACCCATTAAACGTAAACCAGGCCGTCCATTTGGGACAACAAAGAAATAAACCAACCTTAAAGAAAGAACTATATGTCATTTGAAATTAAAGTACCTATTGGCGAATTGCAGAAAAAGAAACTATTTGTAGCAACACCAATGTATGGTGGTGCTTGTGCAGGTATGTACACGCGTTCTATTGCTGATTTAGCCGCTATTTGTGCTAAGTATGAGATCCCTCTTCAGCTCTATTACTTGTTTAATGAGTCGTTGATTACTCGTGCACGTAACTATTGCGTAGATGAGTTTTTACGTAGCGATGCAACACACTTGATGTTTATCGATAGCGATATTGGTTTTAACCCACAAGACGTTATTGCATTACTTGCTCTGCAAACTGATGAGAGTGAATATGACATTATCGGTGGTCCATATCCTAAGAAATGCATTAGCTGGGAAAAGATCAAGATTGCTGTTGACAAAGGCTTTCTGATGAGGATCCTAACAACCTTGAGAAGTTTGTTGGCGACTATGTGTTTAACCCTAAAGGTGGCGCAAAAGAGATCCCAATCAACCAACCAGTTGAGGTTATGGAGCTTGGTACTGGCTTTATGATGATTCGTCGCAAGACGTTTGATGTGTACAAAGAAGCATATCCTCACCTTTCTTACAAACCAGATCATGTGCGTACTGCAGCGTTTGATGGTTCGCGTGAGATCCATGCATACTTTGACTGTATCATTGATCCAGTAAGCAAACGTTATTTGTCTGAAGACTATATGTTCTGCTACAACACAGAAAAAGCTGGTATGAAGGTTTGGCTGTGCCCATGGATGAGTATGCAACACGTTGGTAGCTACAACTTTGGTGGTAGTCTTGCTGACTTGGCTGCAATTGGTGCACCAGCAACAGCTGATGCAGGTATGCTTCAAAAAGGTAAAAAGAAATGAAATTAGAAACACGCACGATGCAGATTTTGAAAAACTTTGCATTGATTAATCCATCGATGCTGTTTCGTGAGGGTAATGTGCAGTCTTCAATAGCTGCACAGAAAACCATTCTTGCGAGAACTACATTGAAGGAATCTTTTCCTCAAGAGTTTGCTATCTTTGACCTATCTCGTTTCATTGGAATGCTTTCTCTGTTTACAGAACCTGAGCTTGAATTCAGCGACACAAGAGTAATGGTAAGTCAGGGTAGGCAAAAAGTGGAATATACTTTTGCTGATCCTGAGCTTGTTGTTGCGGCGCCAGCAAAGACACCTAATGTTGTAGATCCTGAAGTTGAATTTACATTAACAGCAGAGTGCCTGCAATCGACTATGCGTGCCTATGGTGCTTTGCAGTCTACACACATTATTGTGCAAGGTAATGGTGAAACAATTACTGTGGGAGTAGGCAAACCAACAGATCCAACAAGCGATACATTTAAGATCGAAGTTGGTCAAACACAACATATGTTTAAATTTGCTTTTAAGGCTGAGCACGTTAAGATCTTGCAAGGTGAATACCAAGTACAAATTTCATCAAAATGGATTTCACATTTTAAAGGAGTTGATGTAGAATATTGGATTATGGCTGATACCAACCATTCTAACTTTGGTGCTTAATATAAATGAGAGAAGACTTCCTCTGGGTGGAGAAATACCGCCCACACACTATAGCTGACACTGTACTCCCACCCAACCTTCAAGCAACGTTCCAACAATTTGTCAATGACCAGAGTATTCCTAATTTGTTGCTTACTGGCCGCGCTGGTGTTGGTAAAACCACTGTGGCTCGTGCTATGCTCGATCAGTTGGGTGCTGATTACATTGTTATTAACGGCAGTATGCATGGTAATATCGATACTTTACGTACTGATATCCTTAACTTTGCTTCCACTGTTAGTTTTACTGGTGGTCGTAAGTATGTTATTTTAGATGAGGCTGATTACCTAAATCCCAATAGCACTCAGCCAGCTCTTCGTAACTTTATGGAAGAGTATAGTAGGAACTGTGGTTTCATTCTTACATGCAACTTTAAAAATAAGCTGATAGATCCTTTGATCTCTCGTTGTAGTGTTATTGAATTTTCTATTCCAAAAGAAGATAAGCCAAAGCTAGCAATGCGCTTTTACAAGCGTGTGATTGAGATCTTAAAGAAGGAAAACGTTGAAGCCGAACCCAAGGCTGTTGCTGGTGTTATTGAGAAGCACTTTCCTGATTGGAGACGTGTACTTAATGAGCTGCAACGATATTCAGCGACAGGAAAGATTGATGTAGGCATTCTTACCAATCTGCAAGAAGATTCGTTTAAGCAATTGGTCGGCTTCTTAAAGAACAAAGAGTTTTCTAATGTCCGTAAATGGGTTGGTGAAAACTCCGATGTTGATACCACTACATTCTTTCGTAAGTTCTATGATCAAGCAAGCGACTTAATGGATTCACCTTCCATTGCTCAGCTTGTTCTAATCCTTGCAAAGTATCAATATCAATCAGCATTTGTTGCTGACCATGAGATCAACATAGCTGCATGTATGACGGAGGTAATGGTGGAGTGTACGTTCAAATGAAGAAGCTTACCAGAGAAGAAGTAAAACAGCGAATGATGGAGCTTATGGAACCGATTGATAAGCAGATCTTAATGTGTGATAACGATGAAGATTTGCTTATGATAGCATGTGTCATGTTACAACGGACACAAACCATATACACAGCAATTCTTGGTGAAAATGGTGCTCGTTTAATGTTTGAGGATCTGTTTTGAGTCCATTTGATTTTGTTAACAGCATAACAACCAACAAAAAACCCTTAATGTCAGGTACGGAGAATGATGAGCTTGCTGAGAGCTCATATGTACCGTTTGTTGTTAATAAGGCTCTTTCTTACTTTCCTGATACAATCCTTCATGCCAATGAAATGAACCGGTATGCCGGCGCTGATAACAAGCTACAATTCTCTTATCTTCTAAATAGTACTCGACCCGCAAAAAGGTTTGCAAAATGGGTGAAGCGTGAGAATCTAGAAGATGTAGAATTGGTGAAACAATTTTATAATTATAATACAGAGAAAGCAGTACAAGTACTTTCTATTCTCACGTCAGACAATTTGCACTACATAAAACAAAAATTAGAACGTGGTGGAAACAATGACAACTCTAGAATCCCTGGTAGAGGTGAAGCTAAAGACAGATGAAGATTTTTTGAAAGTTCGTGAAACACTTTCAAGGATAGGTGTTGCTTCAAAAAAAGAAAGGATACTATATCAATCCTGCCATATCCTTCATAAACAAGGATTGTACTATATTGTACATTTTAAAGAATTGTTTGGTTTAGATGGAAAGCCATCTAACTTTTCTGAAGAAGATGTTGCCCGCCGTAACACAATTGCTAACCTAATTGCCGAATGGGGTTTAGTAATACTTGTTGATACAAATAAGACCAAAGAGCCCATTGCGGCAATGTCTCAGATTAAAATCATACCATTTAAAGAAAAGAATGAATGGGAATTGATTACCAAATATAGCATTGGTAGGAAGTCATAAATGCACTTCAACATCATTGTAACTTTTAATGATGTTCTGTTTTTATTGGCCTGTATCCCTCTTGTAGCAATATTCTGGGTAATGTTTAAAGATTGGGTAAAAGATAGACATAGACATTAACCGCCCGATGTCACAGCCTTTGCTAATTCTTCTTTCTGCTTTTGTTCTCTTTCATTTTGTTGCTGTCTAAGTACTTTCTGCCTTGCTAATACCTTTGCTTCATATGCTTTTTGCTCTTCAGCCATACTATAAAACTGTACGCCTATCATAATAAATGCAGATATAACAATTCCAAATGCTAGTGTATACAATGTCATCATGAAATACTTAGCCATTTTTTCTTTATGTGCTTGTTTGGCTTTTGCTATTGCTTCCTCGCCTTCGCGCTTTTCTTTCATTAGCCTTGTACGTTCAGCAATCATATCTTGCCATATTTGAGGCTTACCCAATTGCCAGTATATCATGTCCTTCAAAGCTCTTTCATCTTCACGCAGTTGATTACTGTGCATAGCAAACTCAAGCGCTTGGCGACTAAGCTGAGCGTCAGTTTTTCCAATAGATTCGTGTTTGGCCTTAATACTAGCCATATGAACTTGATCAGCAGACTCAAAAAAATGTCCCACTTGCCCAATAATGCTGTTAACATCTTTACCCATAGCAATTCTTGCTTAATGCCACTAATTGCTGACTGTGCTGCTGAAAAAGCAAGACTTATAGTAATTGGACCCATTATTTTTTCTCAGGCCAGTAAAGAACAAATGTCCAACGACATACTTTACCATTCTCAACAAACTCGTTTGCACCGTACGTTTTTCTACCGTCCTCACAA